ACTAAGTGCGTTGCCATTAGTTTAACTCCTTATCTCGTTTCATTTTTAAGTATTCGAGAAAGTCAATAACATTAGATTCATCATCAAACTCTGCGACAGAACTAATTGTTAAGTCTTTATCATTTTTCTTTTTATCATCAGCAAATCCACGGAGTCCCCATAGAAACGTTGAATGGGGGTCAGAAGTTGCCATCTTTATCATGCCTCTAGCTATAGTAGAACATAATTCATATTGTTCTGTAGTCATTGAGGATTTACTATCCATAATTATACCACAGTGAAAACCTTTTTGCCAAGGACTTACTATTACCTTAACTGCATTAATTGAATTAATTTTATCTTTCTTTCTCATTCCAATACCTATTATGATTCTCAATATTATAATCTAATACTTTGTGTTCGTATCCTCTTTTCATACTTTTTTTTCCAAAATCATCTGCTTCTTTTTCTTTATCAAAGATAGTATTACTAAACAATTTGTAATCATTATCTTTTTTATTTTTAAATACTACAAAATATAAATGCATATTATAAACATTTAAAGAGTCAATGGTGAATAGACCCCTCAAACTATTCACCACTAAACTCTTTGGTTTCCTCCTTTGGATTTGTAACCGAAGTATACCAAACCCATTTAGGATTTTTACCTTTAGATTGCTGCTGCGGTAGCAACTGCAATTTATCTCTTCCCCAACAAGGAAGTTTGTATGGGCAGTATGAGCATACAAAACCCAAAACTCTATTACCCGTAGGTTTACTTCTAAAAGTTTCTGCTATATCATCATAGCATTTTTTAAAAGGTTTATTTTCCTTAATTGCTTTTACATTTTCTTTAGCTGTATCTAATGCTTTCTTTTTATATTCACTATGTTCTGTTGGAGTCTCACAAACAGTCCATTCACCTGTAGATTTATTGATTGCTATCCAACCACCAAAGTTTTTTTTCTGGCTCTCTCCATATAAAAATCCCTGTGACGCATAACCAAAGGAATCTTCTTTGACAACTTCAGTAAAACCTCCTGCCTCACCAAACTTTTTTTCAAAGGAATAAGGTGACGCACTCTTAATATCCCATATTTTCTCATCGATCTCAACATCTTGTCTACCCTCAATTGAGTCTCCATTAAACTTGTATGTAACTTTTTTCTGCTCATTCTTAA